AGCTATGGATGTCGATGTACCTGAAACAAAAGAGGAGGACATAGTAGAACAGAAAGAAACTCCTGTTGAAGAACCAGCGGTAAGACCCGTTGTAGAAGAAAAAGCAGAAGCAGAAGAGAAAGTAGAAAAGAAAGAAGATACAGAATTAGAACAATACAGTGATAGCGTTCAAAAAAGAATTGCTAAGTTAACAAAAAAATGGAGAGAGGCAGAGCGTCAAAAAGATGAGGCTCTTACTTATGCTCAAAGTGTTTTAAAAAAACAAAAAGATGCTGAGAGTAAACTATCCAAACTGCAACCAGATTTTGTTGCTGTCACAGAAGAGAGTATCACATCAGGCGTAGCAGCTGCGCAAGCTAAGCTTGCAGCCGCTAGAGAAGCAAATGATCTAACAGCTGAAGCAGAAGCTTTAGCCGCTATATCTGAATTAGGATACAAAAAAGCTAAATTGGCTGAAACTAAAATAGCCCAAGAAGCTTTTGAAAAACAACAATCGGATAAAAAACCTGAAGTTAATTTAAATAGACAAACAGCAGCTAGGGGAACGCCAGATCCAAAAGCCGAAGCATGGAGTGAGAAAAACTCATGGTTTGGTAAGGATAATGCTATGACTTATACTGCATTTGATCTACATAAAACTTTAACTGAAGTAGAAGGTTATGATCCCTCAAGTGACGAATATTATGCTGAAATAGATAAGAGAATAAGACTTGAATTTCCGCATAAATTTGCTAATAATAACGATACGGCAGAAACGACCAAGCCAGTACAGACAGTAGCTTCAGCGAAGCGAAGTACAAAGACAGGTCGCAAAACTGTGAGGCTCACACCATCACAAGTCGCAATCGCTAAAAAATTAGGTGTGCCACTTGAAGAATATGCGAAACAACTAAAAATCACGAAGGAGGCTTAAGCATATGGAAAATAAAATAGATAAAAAAACCTCTCGTGCGAGCCAGACTAGAGAAAAAACAGCTCATAAAAAAGTTTGGACTCCACCATCAGCATTAGATGCACCACCCGCGCCTACAGGTTTTAGGCACAGATGGATAAGAACTGAGTCCTTAGGATTTCAAGACACAAAAAATGTGGCTGGAAGAATAAGATCAGGTTATGAGTTAGTGAGAGCTGACGAATATCCAGATTCAGACTTTCCAATCGTAGAGGACGGAAAATACAAAGGGGTGATCGGTGTTGGCGGCCTTGTGCTCGCAAGGGTACCTGAGGAGATCGCAAAGCAAA